CAACACCTGGAAGGACAACTGCGTTGTCGCCACCCGCGAGGCCATCCATCAGACCAAGCGGAACGACACGAAGGAGTCCGAGATCGACATGGTTCTCCTGGATCGGAAACTCTACATCGAGTACCTCAACAAACTCGATTCCAAGGAGCGCGTGATCGTCACCCGGACCAACGGCCTGAAGTCGTACGGCTTCAACGATGTGTTCGAGCAGGACGGCGTGGAGATCAGCACGGAGTACGCGGTCCCCTCGGGCTGCGGCTACGGCCTCTCTATCGCCAACATGGAACTCCGGTGCATGGAAGGCAGCCTGATGACGGCTGAAGGTCCGTTCTACAACGAGGACCTCCAGTCCTATCGGTATGTCGTGTCCGTCCTGGCAAACCTGAAGTTCCGTTCCCCGAGGAACTTTTTCAAGTTGGCGGCCATCGCCTGAACCTAAAGCCCCAAAGGAAAGCACAGACCCATGAGCAATATCGACTCCGATCCGTGGTTCAGCCGAGGCCAGACGCTGGGCGTGAGTTCGACCAGCGACGGCACTCACATCGTCGGCACCGAGAAGTGGTTCGTTGACGTTCACCCCCGTACCGGTGCGGTGAACAGCAACGCCCCCGTCAAGTGCATCGCCTACCGGAACACCTCCGGCGGGGCCATCCTTCCGGGCGCTGTGGTCAAGGCCAAGGCCTCGGCCCTGCTCTCCGAAGTGGACGGCTCGGCTGGCGTGGACGACATGGTGGTCGGCGTGGCTGACGAGTACCTGCCCGCTGCTGGCGTGGCCAACAACGACATCTTCTGGGTTGTCGTGGCGGGCCCGGCCACTGCGAACACGGCGGCCTCGCTCGCGGCTGGCGACAAGGTTTCGTTCACGGCTGGTGCGGTCGTGGCTCACGTTGCCAACAAGACTGGCGGCGTGGCCCTGGCGGCCCCGGCGAGCGGCAAGGTTCGGATCCTGGTCGGCCTCGACAGCCGGTCGGCCCGCGCCTCGTCGCCGTGACCTGCAGCCTAACGTGGCACTCATTGGCACCGTGCCGGTGACACATGCCCTAGGGCTGTCATCGGTGCGGTGCCAAATCGTTTGTGGAGGACAAACATGATCTCTGAGCCCTGCCTCGCTGCTTCCGGTCCCCTTGAGTCCGTAGGGGCCAAGGTCAAGGCGTTCCTTGTGGTCGCAGGCCTCAAGGCCGAGGGCGGCCTGACCATGATGGAGTTCGGGGAACTCTTCCTGGCTCTGATGCGGATGACCATTGAGGCAGTGGACACCCTCAATGCTGCCGGGGCCTACAAGAAGGAACTGGTTCTCGACGCCCTCGGGGAACTGTTCGATGAAGTGGCCGACAAGTTGGTGCCGGTCTACTTCTGGCCGTTCTGGGTGGTCCTCAAGCCAGCCGCCCGGGCCGCGCTTCTGGCCGCCGCCTCTGGTGCCATCGAGATCGTGCTGCAACTTGTGAGGAAAGCACAGTGATCGCCATCGTCTGCATCGTCGCTGCCGCTGCACTCCTGCTGTGGCCGGACCGGTCGGTGAGGCAGGAGCCGGTCCGCGAGGAAAAGTCCGTCAAGCGCCCCCGGCCCAGAGCCCGCAAGGAGCCCAAGTCGTGAACGAGAAGGTCAGGCACTACGCCGCAGCCACGCTCGGGGCAGTAGCCGTTCTGTCGCTCGCCTTTGGGTCGGGGTCTCCAGCCCCGGCACCGGACGACAAGCCCGCCAAGATCGTGTTGGCCGGAAAGTTCATTGGCCCTACGGCCGCCAATGACGCCGCCGCCATCTCCTCGCTGTGCGACGAACTCGCCAGGATCATCAAGGAGGACGGCGAGCGTCTGGACGGACCGAGGCTCAAGACCGGCATCCAGTTCGATGACCTGCGAATCGCGGCCCGTGAGATGCGGATGCGCGGCGAGTCAATCGGCAGCCGACAGCCCAAGGTCCGGGACGCCATCTGCCACTTTCTCAACGAGTCGATTGGCATCAGCGGCGGACCAGTGACCCCCGAGCAGCGATCCAAGTGGGTGGACGCCTTCTTCGAGATTTCGGGGGCAGCGAGCCGTGCCGCAGGAAAGTAAGAACCTACCCACCGTTCGGGCCGTCGCCATCGGGCTGCTGCTGATAGCGGTGGGCATGGCCACAGCCACCTTCTTCGCTGGGCCCGTCCCGGCCAAGTTCGGTTACACGCCGGACCCCGACGGCACGAAGCGGTTTCTGTCGGAACTCGACAAGCCGCTGTTCGCCCAGGCCGGAGAGGATGCTATCCGCGAGGCCAAGGGCAAGGACACGTTCCTGTATCGGGCGGCCTACAAGGCACACCTAGCGCTGCACGGTCAGCCTTGGACAGTAGGCAGGCAGGGCATCGGGGACTGCGTGTCCTGGGGGTTCGCCCATTGTGTATGGATCGCACAGAGCGTGGACTGGGAGACCGGCCGCCTGCCCGCACCACCCCCGTTCCCCGCTACCGAGAGCATCTACGGCGGGAGCAGGGTCGAGGCCAGAGGCAAGAAGCAGGCTGGCTATTCTGACGGCAGTTACGGGGGTGCCGCCGCCAAATGGCTGCGGGACTGGGGCGTTATATATAGACAGACCTACGCCGGGCATGACCTGACCAAATACTCCGCCGACCGGGCCAAGGATTGGGGGAATTGGGGCAACGGCGGCCGGGACGATGCCGGGAAACTGGATCTGGTTGCCAAGACGCATCCGGCCAAGCACGTTGCCCTGGTCAGGAACTTCCGTGAGGCGGCTGCTGCCATCGAGTCCGGGTTCCCGGTGGCAGTCTGCTCGAACTATGGCTTCCGGTCTGTGCGTGACGGCCAGGGCTTCTGTGCCCCTTCTGGCTCCTGGGCCCACTGCATGGCGCTGATTTCTGTGCGCTACGACCGGCCAGGGCTCTTGTGCCTGAACTCATGGGGTACGTCCTGGGTGTCCGGGCCTAAGTTCCCGGACGACATGCCGGAAGGGGCCTTCTGGATCGACGCCAAAGTCATCGACGGCATGCTTTCCGGCGAAGACTCGTTTGCCGTCGGCAGCGTGGACGGCTTCGGCTGGAGAGACCTGCACCACGGCAACTGGCTCTCCCCCGCCCCTGACGCCCTCGCCCTCTTTCTCGCCTTGTGAGGAGTTATGTGATGGTCACCGTATCGAAGCAGGCCATGATCGTCCTCTGTGTGTGCTGCCTGCTGCTTGGCTGGCGAGCCTCCCGTGAAATCACGCCCGACCCGCACAAGAGCCGCCCGTTTCTGGCCGCCATCGCCAAGATCGCCAAGACGGCCCTGTGGATTGCCGTCTTTGCCGAGAAGGCCCCGGATGACCACTCCGCCGAAATCCAGTCGGTGATGATTGACGAACAGGGCTACGCGCATGTGAACCATGCAAGGGGGTGGTAGATGTGGGAGTTCATCATCTGGCTGCTGACGCTTCTGTCGGCCGACCCCAAGGCGTTCGATGCCGAGCAGCCCCGGGCCGCAGCCGCTGTTACCGCAGCCTACGCCACGTTTGCAGCCGAGCCGCCTGCCCCGCCCAAGCCCAAGCCGGTGGATTGCGTGTGCGGCGGAACCTGCAAGGACGGCTACTGGAAGCCCGACGGCCGGATTTTGCAGAAGTGCCCCTGCCCGGCCACCTGCAAGTGCAAGTCCGGGGCGGCGTGCCCCGACGGCAAGTGCGGCCTCAAACCGAAATGACCGGGCGGCAGGGAGGCCCCCGGCCCTAAATCATGTCATCACGCATCCGACAGATCCGCGAGTACCTAGCCCTGCAGGAAGAGATTGCCCGCAGGCTGCGAAGCCCCATTGACCTCGACCGAGCCGCCTTGGACTCCGAGGGACTTGGCAGGCAGATGATCGAGGACGACCAGAACTCGCTCATCCCCATCGGCGGCGAGACCATCGAAGACCTGGTCAATGCCCTGCACGGACCCTCCTTGGCGGATCGGGCGTTGCAAAAGGCCTATCGCACGAACGTCCAAGAGCAACTGCAGGAGGCCCGGGACGGCGGCGGCCAGGTCTCCGGCCCCATGATCGCATCCGTCATGCAGTTGGACAGGTGAGCGATGATCGCCACCCCCAAAGACAAGCAGTGCATCGTCTGCCAGCATGTGAAGTCTCTCACGGAGAAGAACTTCCGCAGGTACGGCGGCAAGGACGGCGATTGGAAGACGGTCTGTCGTTCGTGCGAGGCCAAGGCCCAGAAGCAGCGCAAACTGGATCGCATCGAGAAGAAGGCCGTCAGCCACATGCTGGAGGCGGCGGCCATCGGCGGGGCCAACATCCCCCACACGGCCGAGATGCTCGAAGCCATCATGCACTACTTCGGCGGAACCAACGGGTTCGCCTCGCTGCTGCTGAAGCAGTATTTCGAGTCCCCGCCCGGCAGCCGCATTCGCACCTCCGTTCTGGAGATGATCGTGCGCCTGGCAGCCAAGAACACCGAACAGGGCGGCGCAAAGAAGCCCATCCAACTCTATTCCGAGGAGGAACTGGAGGAGGAGATCGACAAGCGGATCCGCCAGGTGGCCAGCATGGTCCGAACCGGAGGGAGGGTGATTGATGAGTCGCAAGAAGAAGAAGCAGAAGCCCCAGGGGCAGCAGCCGCCCTCCCCGCCCCCGCCGCTGCCGACCATTCAGAACTTCTCGGGCTTTCAACTGGAGGAGTTGAAGGCCTTGCAGGGCGAGTTGAAGTCGAGGCGACTCGAAGCCTTGAGGCTCTACAAGCCGACCGACCTGCAGTGGGAGTTCCACCAGTGCCCGGCCAGCGAAACGCTGGTGATCGGCGGAAATAGAAGCGGCAAGAGCCTCTGCACATTCATCGAGGACGCCTGGGCCGCCACGGGATCGCACCCGGTCGAGGGCAAGTACCGCAAGGAAGGCGGGAACCTCGTCATTGTTGGGGCAAATTGGAAGCACATCGGTTTGGTCGTAGTGCCCTATTTATTTCGCGCCGGGGCTTTCAAGATCATCCGGGACGCCCAGACCGGCGAGTGGCGCGCATTCGATCCCGTCAAGGACGCCGACCGCTCCAAAGAGGCCAAGCCCGCCCCGCCGCTGATTCCGCCACGCATGATCAAGAGCATGTCGTGGCTGCTGAAGTCCGCCAACTACCTCAACAGTTGCGAACTCACAAACGGATGGACCATCTACTGCTTCAGTTCGGAGGGAGATCCGCCTCAGGGATTCCAGGCCGATAGGGTGCATATAGATGAGGACATCAATAACGAGCAGTGGGTGCCCGAAATGCAGGCACGACTTGCAGACCGAAAGGGAAGGTTCTGCTGGTCCGCGATGCCCCACTCGAAGAATGAAGCCCTGACAGGATTGAACGAGCGGGCAGAGCGTCAGGAGGGGATGGAAAACCCAGACATCAAGAAGTTCATCCTGAGGTTCCTCGACAACCCGCACATCGACCCGGACGAGAAGCGAAAGAACCTTGAGCGGTGGGCTGCCATTGGGGATGACGTTCTCCGCCAGAGAGCCGAGGGCGAGTTCGTCGTGGACTCGATCCTGGTGTACCCGTCCTGGAGCATGTCGGTCCACGGATACGAGCGGGATCTGCTGCCTGGCCGCGATATTCCGCCAGATTGGTGCCGATACGCCGTCGTGGACCCTGGGCATGCTGTCACTGCTGTGCTATTCGCGGCCATGCCTCCCCAGGGCAACTTCATCCTGTGCTACGACGAACTCTACATCCGCGAGTGCAACGCCATAAAGTTCGCCAAGGAGTTTCAGAACAAGGTCGGCAAGCAGCACTTCTATGCCTTTCTGATCGACGCCCACGGCGGCAGGCTCACGGACATCGGTTCAGGCCGAAGCCCGCAGGAGCAGTATTCGGAGCAAATGCGGGATCTCGGCGTTGCTTCGCAGGTCACGGGCCACAGTTTCATTCCGGGCTGCGATGACGTTCTGGCCGGGCTGCAGTCGGTGCGGAACATGCTCTACATCCGCCCGGAGGGCACATCGAAACTCCGCTTCCTGAAGGGTGCCCTGCCCAACCTGGAGCGGGAGATGAAGAGGTACAAAAAGAAGGTCCAATATGTAGCCGGAACAACCATAGTGACGGACGAGCCCAGCAAGCGGGGCGAGTTCCATCTGGTGGACTGCCTCCGCTACCTGTGCGCCTACGACCCCATCTATCACGAACCCCCAAAGCAGTACGCCGAGCAGCCCTGGTGGGTGAAGTGGGTCGAGGATCGCCGCAAAAAGAAGGGCAGCGGGGCCATCTATCTGGCCCCCGCCACCGCTACCGGCGACTTCGCCTGACGGGCAAATAGCGTTTTGTACGCCCGTACAGCACCAATACACTTCCGTCGTTCTGCGGACATAAACCCTTCGGAGGAAGTGAGATGAGCGACAAGTTCGAGATGCCGGAACTGAACGTCGGGGACATGGTCTACTGGTATTCAGACCCGCTGAACCCGCAAACGCCGTCCATGGGCTGGGTTTCGCGCCGCCCGGGTGTTCAGACAATCACCATCCTGATCTGGGCCGAGGACGCCGGGCTCGTCGAGAAGCCCTCCGTCCGGCATGTCGATGACCCCTTCTGGGTCGAGAGCCAGAGCGCCGCCTCCTGGACCAAATGGGGTGCGTTCCGGCCCCATCCCACCACCGCGATGCTCCGCCAGGTCGTGGACATCGCCAAGAGCCTGAAGTTGCAGGCGGCCAGGACCCAGAAGCCTAAGGACGCCGCATGATCGAGCCCCAGGCAGACGTAGAGGGCGGCAACGGAGCCGAACTCCCGGAGATTCCGCCGGACATGGCTGGCCCGAAGAGGGTCGAGGATGCCCTGCGGGCCGTGGCCAAGTCTTGGCTGTCCAAGTTGCAGCAGGCCGAGAAGCACAAGCGGCCGTTCAGCGAGGACGCCAAGGAGGCCATGAACTTCTTTGACGGCAGCAACAACTGGTTCTGGAAGGATGCGACCAAGGGGGAGTCGGGCTACAGCCGACTGTCCCCTCCGGCCTTCCGCATCACCATCAACCGGGTGTTCGAGGCCGTGAAACTCTTCGGCGCGGTCATCTACCACCGCAATCCCGTGCGGACGGTGACTCCGAAGACGTTTCCGGTCGTGCCCCCGGTGGCCGTCGGCATCGACATGGACCAGCCGCCGCCCATGGACCCGGCGACCGGCCAGCCCATGCCCAATCCGATGATCGAGCAGTTCATTCAGGTGTCTCGGCAGGTCGGATTTATCGAGCAGATCCGCCGAACCGTCAGCAACCTGCTGGAGACATACCTGAACTACACCCCGAACGAGTTGAACCTCAAGGAAAACTCTCGCAAGGTCGTGGACGAGGCCATCATCAAGGGGCTCGGCGTGTGGTGGACCGAACTCATCACGATCCCGGAGACGGACGCCTCGATGGTCGGGTCCTTCATGGACTCCTGCGACAACATCCTCTGGGACCCGGACGCGGACGAGCAGGAGGACATCCTGTGGGCGGCCCGTCGCTGCATCCACCCCGTGGACGTAGTCGCCAAGAAGTACGGCCTGCAGCGCGAGGACCTCAAGGGGCACCTCGAAAGTTACGTTGCCCGCTCCAAGGAAGAGGAGCGCGACTACCGCACCAAGAAGCGCAACGGCAAGACCAACGATCTGTGCGTGTACTGGAAGATCTACAGCAAGACTGGCTTCGGCCACACCCTGAAGGACGCCCCCAAGGACAACGCCGACCTTTTCCAGGACCTGGGCGACAACTGCTACATCGTGGTGTGCGAGGGAGTGGACTTTCCGCTGAATGTCCCCAAGCAGGTCGCCATGGAGGAGCAGCCGCAGGACGGCTCTCCCGGGCAGATCTTCATGCGGACACGGTGGCCGATCCCCTTCTACGCCGACCACAACGGCTGGCCCTTCACGCCTCTGCAGTTCCACCGCAAGCCCGGCTATTCCTGGCCGATCAGTCACTTGAAGCCGGGTGTGGCGGAATTGAAGTTCTTGAATTGGGCGATGTCGTTCCTGGCCACCCGCATCGCCACCAGTTGCAACACCCTGATCGGCGTCTCGAAGGCCGCCGATCAGGACATCAAGGACCAGATCAACGCCCAGTCCGAAAACGGCTTCAACCTAGTCGAACTTTCAGAGACTTTGGGCCGCTCGGTCAACGATGTCATCTCCGTATTCCAACTTCCGCAGGTCACGCCCGACATCTGGAACATCATTTCGGCCGTAGCGGAGATGTTCGACAGGCGGGTCGGCCTGACGGAACTCGTATACGGCATGACCAGGTCGCAGTTCCGGTCGGCAGCAGAAGCGCAGGTCAAGAGCGAGCAGATCAGCGTTCGACCAGACGACATGGCCAATGTCCTGGAAGACGCCATGAGCGAACTGGCCCGCAAGGAGGCCCTGGCGGCCCGATGGCTGCTGCGGCCAGAGGATGTTGCCCCCGTTCTGGGTCCGCTCGGGGCCCAAGCGTGGGAGATGCACGTTCAGAGCCTCGACATTCACCAGGTTGCACGGGAGTACGAGTACAGGGTGGAGGCCGGGTCGGCCCGCAAGCCCAACAAGGCATCTCGCGTCGAGCAGATGCAGATGGCGCTCCAGACCCTCGGCCCCGTGCTGCAAGGCCTGATCCCCCAGGGCATCGTGGACCCCTTCAATGCCCTGATCACCGACTGGGCCAAGTCCCTGGACATTGACCCGGCCAAGTACCTGCTACCTCCGCCCCCGCCGCCGCCCGCGCCGCAGCCTCCCGGGGCTCCCGCCTCTCCTCCAGGCAGTGAGCCGCTACCTCCGGGAGAGGGCGGCGGCGGGGCACCGCCCCCAGAAGAGCCTCCGCCTCAGGTTCCGCAGGAGTTGCAGCCGTGAGCGACCTTCCCTTCGAGATCCGGGACGCATCGCCAGAGGTCCAGCAGCACTACCGCAAGATGATCGCGGACGGCCAGTCGGAGCGGTTCGCTGTCATGTGCAGCATGCAGCAGGCCCCCGGCACCAAGGCCGCAGACAGGTCGTTCATGGAGGGGCGGTACAGCGGCAACTGGCTGGACTCGCTCCCGAAGAAGCAGGCCGCCCGGATCGTGCGAGAGGCGAGGGCCGCAGGAATCAATCCAGCCGGAAAGTTCTATCTGAGCGGCCTGGCGGACAAGCGGGGCCACTGCGACCCGATGGCGTGGGTCGATTCCGTGGACGACATCAAAAAGGTGGCCAAGGTACGAAACCTATCCGTGCAGGGCATCGTGAACATAGAGGCGTCTGCACAAGATCCGGGGCGAGTTGACCTGAATCCCCGCATCGCCAAGGAACTCGCCCGCAAGGAGATCGCCAAGAACCCGAAACTCTCCATGTCCGATGCCGTGGCCAAGGTCAAGGAGAAGCATTTGCCACGGTGGAAGAAGAAAAAGTGACCCCGGGCGGCATTTCCGGGACATAAACACAGCGGAGCAAGGAGCCATAGCATGTCGCTCGACCGTTCACTCTCGCCCGTCATCTGGTCCAAGACCGCAGCCCAGTGGTCGGCCCAGAACCCCTACCTCGCTCGCGGTGATCTCGGCGTCGAGACCGACACCGGCAAGGAGAAACTCGGCACCGGGAGCCGGTGGGCGGACATTCCGTACAACCCGGCCGTGGACAATGCCGTGGCCGTGAACACCCTGACCTACGCGGCCACCGTCACGACGAACGCAGCCTCCGGCGACATCTTCGACCTGACCCTCACCGGAAACGTCACGCTGGGCAACCCGACGAACGGCGTGAACGGCCAGACCATCCGCTGGCGCATCCGGCAGGACGCCACCGGCAGCCGGACGATCACGCTGGGCAACAAGTTCGTCATCCCCTCGTCGGCCACCAGCCCGCTGCCGTTCAGCACGGCCGCGAATGCGATGGACATCCTCGCTGCGACGTATCACGCGGGGCGTGATAGATGGGAT